TGGATCTCCCTTTCGAGCGCATCGCGAATATACTCGGGATCCATAGATCCACGATATACGACTGGCAGAAAAAGGACTCGACGCTTAAGGAGGAGATGGAAAATTCAAAGGACTATATCGCGAGCCTGGCGATGAACGGTCTGATTGAGAATGTCAAAGGATACAGTCACGAGGACGTCAAGATCTTTCATCAGGATATCGTGGAGACGAGGATCGATCCAAAGACCGGAGAGAAAGTCATCACAGAGCGCCGAGTATATGATAAGATCCCTATCACTAAACATTATAGACCAGACACAAAGGCCTCCGAGACGCTCCTTATTAATCTGAAATCATGGACCAGGGACAACGAGTCGAAGCCTCCGAACGCTGACGAGGACGTTGTCGAGTTCGATATTCGGAAAGGACTCCTCGAGGAGGGATCCGGTAAGTGAAAAAAGCGATCTATGAGCCGACTCCGAAAATGATCGATGTCTGGAATAACTCGGACGGAGCAAAATATCGACTATTGGAGGGACCTGTCAGATCCTCGAAATCATATACAGCGGACACTCTGGCGATCGATGAGATCCAGGCCCTCCCTCCAACGAATGTACTGATCTCAGGGTATTCGATCGGATCTGTCGGCCGAAATGTAATCGCTGAATGGAAAGAGATGATTGATCCGAAAGGCCTCGGCCTCTTTAAGGATCGGCGAGAGGGATCCGATCATTTCACGACGATCAACTGGCGAGGATTACGAAACAAGAAGTTTTATATCAGAGGAGCTGGCAAAGAGCACGATTATAAACAGATTCAGGGAGGAACTTTCGGATATTGGTATGCGGACGAGTTCACAAGGCATGCAAAGAGTTTTGTCAATATGGCCGTGACTCGACAATCTCCAGAATTCGCTCGAGGGACCTGGACAACGAACGCAGACTCTCCTTTTCATTATGTTAAAGTGGATTATATGGATAATGCAGAGCTCCGAAAGCCAATGTCTGACGGACGCGCTTTTCTTAAACATTATCATTTTACATTGAGAGATAATCCATCTTTAACTCCCGAGTTCATTGAGACGCTGAACAGAGCATTTACTGGAGTATTTAAAAAGCGATATGTTGACGGTCTCTGGATCCTGGCCGAGGGCCTCGTTTACGATATTTTTCAGGACGGACCTCCTCACGTTCTCGATAAGACGCCGAAAGCGAAGCATTACGTCGTCGGCATTGATTACGGGACTGGAAATCCAAGCTGTTTTATCTTATTCGGCGTTAATCCAGACACGACTCCAAAGATCTGGGCCGAGGCTGAATATTATTATGACAGCAAGGTCCAGGAGATATCGAAAACGGACGCGGAGTATTCGGCTGATCTGAAAGACTTTCTCCAGACTTGGATCGGATCCGAACGGCCTCGAGGGATATACGTCGATCCGTCCGCTCTCTCACTTAAGACTCAACTCAGGAAAGACGGATTTTTGTATATTAAAGATGCAAAGAATGATGTTCTTAACGGGATCCGGACTCAGGCGACACTCCTCCAGACTGGTAAGTATGCAATCCATCGGAGATGTAAACAGACACGAGAGGATTATGGAGCGTATTCCTGGGATCCAAAGGCTCAGCTCAAGGGAGAGGATAAACCGCTGAAACAACACGATCATACAAAGGATCCGGAGAGATATGTCTTATATACGTTATATGGTGAATTCGTACTCGATTACTCATTATTAACAAAGGATTAGAGCCAGGAGGAAATAATGGCAAAGAAGAACATTGATTTAAAAGCAGACTCGAAAAATCCAACGCCGAAAGCAGGAGCAAACTCAAAGAGACGGTCGGACGGTTGGCTCAATATGCTGAAAGGATCCGGTATTGAAAATAGAGACGCCAGGGTCTCGAATGATTTCCGCGCCTCTCACGATATCGGAGAGTATATCCAGAGAGCTCTTTATCGATCCGACGGTCTCGGAAAGCGGATCGTTGATCTCTTGGTCGACGACATGATGCGAGGCGGTTTCTCGATATCTGGAGAGATGGGGGAGCTTAAAGCTGACGAGGTCGTGAAACAGGAATTCCGGAGACTTCGGCTCTCTAAGGAGAACAAGCGCGGTCTCTCCTGGGCCAGGGCGTTCGGAGGAGCTGTCTCGGTCCTTAGAGCTGACGACGGCGGAACATACGAGGACGAGCTTGATCCTGATAAGCTCAAGCGTATTGAAAAGGTTCTCGTTTATGATCGACATCGTGTTTCTGTATTACAGCGATACAGTGACGAGGATAATCCGAAATATGGAGAGCCTGAGATATATCAGATCTCCACGAACACAACACAGGGTCAGACACAGGTCCACGAATCGCGTCTCCTTATCTGGGATGGGATCGACGTCGACAACGAGCAGAGAGCTCTCAATGATGGATGGGGCGACTCGATTTATCAATCGATATGGACTCAGCTCTCCGATATAGGGATCTCGTTCGGAGGATCCGCGAATCTGATCGATCAGTTTATTCTCGGGATCCTTGAGATCGAAAACCTCCAGGACCTTATCGCCGGCGGAGAGGAGGAGCAAGTTAAGAAACGGCTCCGCTTGATCGACATATCGAAATCGATCCTCGGCTCGATCCTCGTCAGCAAGGGAGAGAAATATGAACGTGTTTCGGCGAGTGTCGGAGGCCTGGACAAATTGCTCGACAAGATGATCCAGGCTCTTAGCTCTGTCTCTGGTTATCCGGTGACTGTTTTATTCGGACAATCACCGGCCGGCCTCCAGGCGACAGGTCAGTCAGATATACGAATCTATTACGATAAGGTTTCAGCGAATCAGGAGACCGAATATCGTCCGAATCTGGAGAGGCTCTCCTGGTTACTTATGAAACAGATAGAGGGGCCGAGTAAAGGTCAGGTCCCCGAGGACTGGGCTCTTACATTTCCGGAACTCTGGCAACCGACAGCGAAAGAGACAGCCGAAACGAGAAAGATAAACGCGGAGACAGATAATATCTATATCACGAATAACGCTCTAACCGCTGACGAGGTCGCGAATTCGAGATTCGGATCCGGAGAGTATTCAGCGGAGACAGAGCTCGATCCGGCGATCGATCGAGGCGGAGAGCCGGTCCCTGAGGACGACGAGCCTGATGATCTTGATAATTGAGGAGTGACGGATGCCGATCGATCAATTCGCTATCGATTTAATAAAGAGCCAGAGGGAGAGCCTCGGGATCTCTAATCGGAAACTCGGCAGAGTGCCGGCTCAAAAATACCCTCGTCAGTTCGAGGCGAAATATTCGAGGAAACTCCTCGCTCTTGTTCGATCCTGGGAGGCTCTTGTTAAGGAGAACCTCTTTCCGCTTTTAACGGGAATCGCTCAGGATTACGATCTGGAGAACGATAATCCGATGCGATCGGACGGAGCTGTTGAGGATCTCAATAAGCTAATGCAAGTTATTGAGACAGGAATGACGATCGCTCCGGAGACGCGCCTCCTGGCTCTTAATATCGGCCAGAATACAAGCGAATGGAACGATAAAAACTGGAGGCGGACTTTAAGGACCGTCCTCGGCGTCGATGTCTTTACTCGTGAACCGTGGCTCGAGAATCTCCTCCAGGGTTTCGCTGACAAGAACGTCGCACTCATTACGAAAATGAGAGACGAGACTCTCCAGGATATTCGGCGGATTACGATCGAGGGCCTGGAGTCTGGAAAGCGAGTCCGGACGATCCGAGCGGAGATCCTCAACGGGACGAAACTTCAAGCTGGCCGTTTTAAGAAAACCAGGACCAGAGCTCAACTGATCGCCAGGGATCAGATCGGAAAGCTCAACTCTCAGCTCACAGAGAACCGTCAGACCGCTCTCGGTATAGACGACTATACCTGGAGGACGGCTCTCGACGAAAGAGTCCGAGGCAATCCGGCCGGCCTGTATCCGAACGCGGTTCCGTCTCATTACGATCGGGAGGGAAAGACTTTCTCCTGGAATGATCCGCCGGCCGGCGGACATCCTGGAGAGGCGATTCAGTGTCGATGTGTAGCGGAGCCGAATATCGAGGAGCTCGCTGATCTGATCGGCCCTCAGGGAAAGGATCTCGTCCCGCTTCCGAAAGGTCAGAAAAAGAAAACAGGGAAAGAGATCGATCTCAAAGAGTTTAAACCTCCGACGACCGATCAAGAGGCGATCGATAACTGGACGGCCTGGTTGAATCAGCCGGAAGCTCCGACAGTTAAGAATCAGAATCAATTTCGACAACATCTCAAAGGACTCGGTTTCTCGAAAACCACAGGAGCCGATTTTGATAACGCTAACAGGAACCAGATCCTCCTCGGTTATTATAAAACCGGAAATCTCCTCGGACCAGAGATATCGTCCCAGGCCTTTAAGGGAATAACTTCGAGACGTATCTCGGCCCTGGCTCGCGCTCCGTTGACTTTTTATAAAGGCCAGGATCGGACGATGCAGTTAAATTCAATCAGCTTTAAAGATAAATCCGGTTTAGTTGGTCCCTCCGGCACTGTCCGGACTTTGGATAAACCTATTCGCGAAAACATGAACTCTGGATTTTCCGCTCCGTCAAATAAAGGAGAGGAGATCGCGTCGATTATATCTCACGAGGCCGGTCATCAGGTCACAAGATACGAGCGAGGATTTATTGAGATGAAAGACGGCCTCGGTCGCCCTGGTAAGGTATGGATACCGCATCAAAAAGGGACGAAACCGTCGGCCGGATTTAACGCGGAGCTGTATCCGTTTTTCGAGGAGGTCCGAGATCGTAAACTGAGAAAGGATCTCAGAAAATCGTATAAGACAGAGGAGGAGTTTAAGAAATTGGTCGACGAGATGACTCCGACAGCTCGGGACCAGGCACGTAAGGAGAGCCTGACCGCGGATCTTTCGGAATATGCCTCGACTGATTACTTTGAATTTGTATCCGAGGGATGGACGGAATATGTTCACTCTGACAATCCGAGGCCGGTCGCTAAAAAGATCGGAGAGACTGTCGAGAAATATTACTCGGAGGGCGGGACTTTATATTGAACATTAAAAAGGCGATTGAATTAATAGGTCGATATCTGGCCGAATATCTCGAAAAACGGTTCTCTGGGACTCTAGTCTTTAAATTTGACTGTCGAGACGGAGGGATCGGGAGACTGTCTCTTGAGGTTAAAAAAGACCTCACGAAAGAGATCGACGATTGATTTATTGACTTTCATTTGTTTTTATGCTATCTTTGTATTGTACGGACGCTGAGGATCCATCGAGAAAAATGACCTATCCACAGGCCCGTCGAGAGCTAAGGGTTCAATTCCCGACGCTTTCGGCGGGCCTTTTTTATTGGAGTGATTTATGCCGTATCCTAATGAACACAGCGCGAGGCTCGCGGATCCTGGAAAGTTTGTCAGGTTTCGCCGTGAGAACAATAAACTCGGTGAGGGAATCGATGCGATTTTCGGAATAACCGAGTCCGGAGATTCTGAGATCCAGGCGATCCGTTTCTCCTCGGAAAAATTCAGCCTGTCGGACGTCAAGTCCTGGCTTAAAGATCACAACCACAAAGAACTCCTCCTCGAGGAGGCATCCCGAAAAGATTCCGCTGACGTGATCGAGGTCGATCGTTGTGACTATGTCTCGAAAGCGATCGGCTCGGTTAAGAAAACCGACGACGGTTATCTCCAGGGAGTTGCTCCGATCGCAAAGGTCGGAATTATGAAATATCGTCTCGCTGATGGGACTCTCCGTCGAGAGTTCGTCCCTCCTGAGACTTTGTTCGAGTCGGACTCGATGGACTCTCTTAAATTAAAACCGATGACGAATCAACATCCTCCAGAGATCTCGATCGATTCAAAGACAGTAAAGCGTCGACAGGTCGGATCGACAGGAGAGAACATCGCAAAATCAGACGGAGTTTTTCTCACCACGAGCCTCGTCCTCACAGATAAAAAGATGATCGATAACGTTGACAGTGGACAGCAGGAACTCAGTCCAGGATATAAGGTCTCTGTTCTCCTGGAGCCTGGGACATATAAGGGCCAGAATTACGACGCGATTCAGGTTAAGCGGAGATATAATCATGTTGCCGTCGTGGATACGGCAAGAGGCGGAGCGGATCTCCGTCTCCATATAGATAACGAGGACCGTTTCGACGGTTTTATTGACATAGATCAGAATGATGACAGTCCATCAAATAACAATCCAAAGGAGGACCGTATGGTCAAAGTAACATTAAACAAAATCGCGTATGACGCGGAGCCGGAAGTCGCGAATCATATCGACGCCCAGGACAAAAAGATCGAGGAGCTCCAGGCGAAAGTCGACGAGCTGACGTCTGAAAAGGATAAGGTTCAGGCGAAACTCGACTCGGCCGAGGAGGAAAAGACAAAGGCCGACGAAAAACGTCAGGATGATATCGACAAGGCTGTTGAGTCTCGTCTGGCTCTGGTAACGGTCGCGAAAGATCATCTCGACGAGGACACCAAGATCGACGAGATGTCTGACAAAGATATCACTCTCGCAGTCATCGCGAAAGCATTTCCGGACCGGAAGCTCGACGGTAAGTCTGACGGCTATATCGAGGGAGCGTTCGAGTCTGCTGTTGAAGTCCTGAGCAAAAAGGACGGAGACGGTGACGGAGACGGTGACGGAGATGATGACGACGGAAGTAAGTCCGACGGCATCAAGAACCAGAGACGTAACGACTCCGGAAAGAAAACCGGAGATGGCGACGGTGAGGACAAAGTCGACTCCGACGAGTCCCATAAGAACATGGTCAAGCGCATGACCAACGGCTACAAGCGCGACGACGACAAAAAGTAATCCGCTGATCGGATGACAATTAACTTTATTTTTTAACCATAAATGAGGAGATATATATGTCTCAGAATTCTTACAACGCGGATCTGGCTCCCTCCTTTGCAGGGATGAAAGCGGACTCGAGATTCGATCTCGTCGAGAGCCTTATGGCCGTCGGGACTATTAACTTCGGTCGTGGACTTGCTATTGAGGCAGGGAATACGACTCAGGTCACGATCCCGAAAAACGACAACGCGAAACTGGTATTCGATGCCGATTTCGTCTTAGACAACAAAATAAACGGCAAGGTCAACGGTGAGGCCTGGACCGAGGTCGATTGGGACACGGACCACGACACGACAGCCGCCGCCCTCGTTTCAGCGATCGGCGCTCTGTCCGGAGTGACCTGTGAGCTTGACTCTGCCGACGTGAATAATCGGACTTTCTTAATTGAAACCGACGGCGTCGCGATCACTCTCTCGGACGTTGCCGTGACTGGCGGAGCGAGCCAGGCCGGATCGACCGTAACCTATTCAGCCGATGACGTATTTCGTGGAATTGCTCTCCATGAGAACAATGAAAACGGCTACTATTCAGACACGGAGCCGGTCTCTGTATTGAGACAGGGCGCGGTCTGGGTAGATACCGGAGTTGCAGTAACCGCGGACGATGACGCTTATATCGATCTCAGCGGTAATATCGGCAAGTTCACCAATGTAAGCACGAACAACCTGGCGACCGGCGGAAAATTCCGCTCGACAACTGCCGGAGCTGGCCTTGCTATCGTTGAAATAAATCTCCCGTAAGGGATCGATCATCTTTAT